AAAGCTAAGATGTATCAAGCCATGTTAGATGGCGCGAATGTGATTACCAGCGTGTTAGATGCAAACAACGAGTTTTGCAACGACATAACGAATGCTGAAAAGCAAGAGCGTGTGCTGCGTAGTGCTGGATATTTAGAATACGGCAAGGCGCTTGGTGATTGGGGATCAGAGGACTTCAGCGCCATAGATTCTGCTGTTGCCGCAGCCAAAGCATATACACCATAAGGAAAAACAGAACGTGCAAATCAACCTAGAAGAAAACGAGATCAACGCAATCCTAGCGATACTGGGCGATATGCCAAGTAAGTCAGGCACATGGCCTTTAATGATGAAAATTAAAGTCCAAGCTGACGCGCAACTCGTTGAGCCAGAGGAAGAGGCTGAAGAAGAAGGCGAGCAAGACGCTGCTGTTGAAGCCATAAATGGCTGAGATTCAGTTTCAGATGCACCCGCTTCCGTCAGTATTCCTGATGGAGTTGGACATCCCGACAGAGTTTGTTGAATCGTGTAACGACTATCTTGATGAGCTAGTTACGCAAGACGATAAGGTTAGCGCAGCGCACACATTGGTAGGCCAGATCAAGACAGGCGAACAGCTTGTTATGGATCACGAAGACCCAAGGCTGGCACCGTTTTCTAAGTTCTTGTGTGAGATGGGCGTGACGTATATTAACCAGTTTATGGCCCAATCTGGTCAGTCGCTAGACGGCAACAGAAACGTCGAGATGGATGAGCTGTGGTCAGTCCACAGCTATGAGGGTGATTATAATCCGATCCACGATCACGGCACGAAGACGATCATGGGTATTAGCTGTACGACATGGACGAAGGTGCCGCCACAGATTGTCCAAGGGCCAAGGCCGGGATCGCAGGAGTACGGTCTGTATAATGCCTCTGGTGAGTCAGATGGCTGTTTGTGCTTCAACTACGGACAGTCGAGCACATGGGATAGAGAACGGCTCAAGCCTACGCAAAATGTCGTAGTCAGGCCGCAGGTAGGTAGGCTATATATGTTTCCTAGTTGGATGCAACATATGGTCTACCCGTTTCAGGGGGAAGGCGAGCGAAGGACAGTAGCCGCTAATATCAATTGTTTTCCTGTAGAGGGTGAGCAAAATGGACATAAGCATTAATGACACAGCGCAGGTCAGTTGGAAGCAAGTCGCTGTACAAAAACAAGAGCGATTAAGAACAGGCGCTGAAGGCGAAACTGTGCGCGAGGCGGTAGAAACAATTATACCGACGATTTATACAAAAGAGGGTAACAAGGTAGAAGCGCAACCACTAGCGCCTACTCAACGGGTAAACGTAAGCGTATAAACGATGATTATTGAATCTGTTGCAGCCGCTGGCATGCTTCTCCAGCAGATCAATACGGTCATTCAGAATGTAAATGAAGGCAAGGCTAACGTACAACAAGCGATGGCTTTGGTCTCGGATTTTGGCGAAGCTCTAAACAGTTTTGAGGTAGAACGCAAAACCTCTGCTTTTAACGCGCTCTCTAAAAACGATATCTTGAAGCTACAGATGCTTCGTAGAAATCAAGAGCGATACCAAAAAGATTTGAGGGATTTGCTCCTCGTCGCAGATCCTAAGCTGTTACAGGATTATGATGCGGCTATTAGGCAACAAGAACAAGACCGGAGGGCACACGCGAGGCTAGTGGCTAAACGAAAACGCGACCGACAAATACTAATCCAACAAATTCTTGTGGGCGGCACTACGCTGGTTATAGGGGGCGGTTTGGCGATTCTAGTTATTGTGTTGATCATCAAAGCCTTCGGATGATTATGGCGTTTCTACTGGTCATGCTAGTGGAGGGCGAGCAAGTCGCAGGTAGATTTCACTTCCGCAATATTCACCGATGTAATCAGTTCGCATATTGGCTAGAGCAAGGGACAATTAAGCCCATAGAGGGCAGGCGTCTCAACAATCAAGAAAACATCACAGCCTATTGTATCCCTGTTAAAGTACCACCGAATACAAGATTCTATGACTGATATGGCTGCAAAAAAGTTAGAACCAAATAGCGAATACGCTAATTACGACACTGACGGTGATGGTATAGTGACTGACGATGAACTAGAAACTAGTCAGCAGTTGCAAGAGCTTCGTTTGCAACAAGATAAAGCTAACGCGCAAAGAAGCATGGCTTGGTTCGCACTCTGGGGTATGCTTTTATATCCGACATTAATAGTAGTTTGCACATTTGTTGGTTTAGATCAGGCGGCTGCTATTTTAGGAGATATTGCATCAGTTTACTTCGTAGCTATTGCAGGTTTAGTGGCAGCGTTTTTCGGTGCAAGCGCATGGGTAACGAGAGGTAATGGTAAATGAGTTTAGTCGGACAATTAATCGGCCCAGTTACAGGGCTGCTAGATAAATTTATCGAAGATAAAGATCAAAAAAATGCGTTAGCACATGAAATCGCTACGATGTCTGAGCGCCACGCTCAAGAAGCTCTGAAAGGTCAACTCGAAATTAATAAGATGGAGGCTGCACATAAATCTTTATTTGTCGCAGGATGGCGACCTGCTATCGGTTGGATATGTGCGGTAGGGTTATTATACAACACGATTATAGCTAACGTATTAGGGATATGGATGGATGTACCTGAAGTAGATACAACTTTATTAGTGCCGGTTATGATGGGCATGCTTGGGTTAGGTGCTATGCGCTCATACGAAAAAGTTAATCAGGTAGCTAGAGAAAAGTAATGAGTCAGTTAGTAGAAATGATTAAACGTCACGAAGGCGTAAAATCTAAAGTCTATTTATGTTCTGCTGGTTACGAAACGATTGGCGTCGGTAGGAATATTTCTGAATCTGGGTTAGGGCTATCTGACGATGAGATTGAGTACTTACTAGAGAACGATATAGCAAGAGTAAAAAGCGAGCTTGCAGATACATACTTCTGGTTCAACGGTATCAACGAAGCGCGTCAAGATGCAATGATCGATATTTGTTTTAATCTTGGATTAACAAGATTACGAGGTTTCGTAAAAGCGTTAGAAGCTATGTCTAGAGAGCAGTTCGATATAGCAGCAGATGAATTTATGGATAGTAAATGGGCGCAGCAGGTAGGCACACGTGCTATCCGACTTACTGAGATGATACGCAGCGGTGAGTATGTCTGATGCCTTTACAAAAATTTATTTTTAATCCAGGAATAAATAAAGAAGGCACTGATTACACTGCTGAAGGTGGATGGTTTGACGCTAATTTAGTACGTTTCCGTAAAGGATTGCCCGAAAAAATAGGTGGGTGGGAAAAATATATACAAACGTCTTACGAAGGGACAGGGCGTAAATTACACGGTTGGGTAGATTTAGATGGAACAAAACTATTAGGACTCGGCACCCGATTTAAACTATATATTCAAGAAGGTACTTCTTACAACGATATAACACCGATACGCAGTACAACTAGCGCAGGCGATGTTACTTTTGCTGCGACAGACGGATCGAGTACTCTTACTGTTACAGATTCTGGACACGGAGCAGTCGACGGAGATTTTGTTACTTTTTCTGGCGCATCAAGTCTCGGAGGTAATGTTACGGCTGCGGTATTAAACCAAGAATATCAAGTCGTATCTGTCCCTACAGCAAATACTTTTACGATAGTTGCAAAAGATACTGACGGAGTTACGGTTACTGCTAATAGTAGCGATAGTGGTAACGGTGGCAGTAGCGTCGTAGGTACTTATCAAATTAATTCTGGTCTTGATGTTTTCGTAGACGGTACAGGTTGGGGCGTCGGAGCTTGGGGATCAGGGACTTGGGGATCTACGACTTCATTAGGAGACGCTAACCAGTTGCGTTTATGGTCGATGGATAACTTCGGTGAAGATTTAGTATCTAATCCACGCGCAGGTAGTATTTATTATTGGGATAAAACTAACGGATTAAATACTAGAGCCGTTGCTTTAACTTCTTTATCAGGAGCTAATAAAGCGCCAACTAAAGGGTTACAAGTTTTAGTTTCTGATATAGATAGACATGTTCTCGTTTTAGGAGCTGATCCGATAAGCGGCGGTTCTCGTAGTGGTTCTATTGATCCATTACTTATAGCTTTTTCTGATCAAGAAAATATTGCTGAATGGGAGCCACTATCTACGAATACTGCTGGTTCGTTACGGTGTTCTGCAGGTTCAGAAATTATTGGTGGCGTTAGAGCTAGACAAGAAA